TCATCCTGTATATACCCGATGCAGTCCGAGCCGATGCCAGACAGTCCTTTTAAGATCCGACCCAATCCAAATCAATGACAAATAAACCCAAGACAGTCAAAGCCCTGCGAGGGGCAACCGAGCCAAGGGTTCACACGCCACTTCTAAAGGGCAAGTCAAGAGCTGGTGAAGTTCTTGAAATGGTTGAACGCTTAAAGATGGATAAGCTGATGCCGTACCAGGAGTTCATCCTCAAACAGATGCTCATGGTTGACAAGAAAGATCAATACCGCGTAAAGACTGCGCTATTGCTTATTTCGAGACAGAATGGCAAGTCTCACCTCGGCAGAGTGCGTGTTATCTGGGGCATGTTCTATGGTGACGAAAAGAAGCACATAATCATGTCCTCAAACCGAGCAACGGCCTTAATGACCTTTCGAGAGATTGCTTGGATTATCGAATCGACTCCAGAGCTCAAAGCCATGACTAAGGCTGTTAGATATGCCAATGGTGGCGAGCGCATCGAGCTGCTTAATGGGGCAACCCTTGACCTGGTATCTGATACGCGAGATTCTGCGCGTGGTCGCACAGCTGACTTCTTATGGATTGATGAAGTGCGTGAAATCTCAGAAGATGGTTACAAGGCCGCAATTCCAGTGACTCGTGCCCGGTCAAACGCTCAAACATTTTTAACTAGCAATGCTGGCGATGCCTTCTCAACAGTTCTCAACGGATTGGTCGAACGTGCCAAGGATTACCCACCTGAGACCTTTGGTTACTACGAATACAGCGCACCACAGTATTGCAAGATAGATATTTCATCAGATTCCTTTTGGCGTGATGCGGTAGTGCCAAGTAATCCTGCTCTTGGCTACACAGTCACGAAAGAATCGATTGAAGAAGCTATTGCCACAGCACCTATCGAAACCACTAGAACTGAAACCCTTTGCCAATGGATTGACAGCCTTCAATCGCCTTGGCCTCATGGAGTTTTGGAAGAGACCAGCGATAACACGCTAGAAATAGCAGTCGGGGCATATACCGTCTTTGCCTTTGATGTTAGCCCGTCAAGGCGCAATGCCAGCCTTATTGCTGGCCAGTTACTTCCCGATGGCCGAATTGGTATTGGAATTATGGAGACTTGGTCAAGTCAGGTGGCTGTTGATGATTTAAAAATTGCTGTGGCCATTAAAGCTTGGGCTGATATCTATCGGCCACGTTTAGTCTGTTATGACAAGTACGCCACACAGTCCATTGCAGACCGATTGAAGCAAGCAGGGGTAATGACAGAAGATGTAAGCGGCCAACAGTTCTATCAGGCCTGTGGCGACCTTTTAACTGGATTGGTGACTCATAAAGTCGTGCATAATGGCCAGGCAGAACTTATCCAGCAATTTAACAACTGTGCCGCCAAAGTCAATGACTCAGCCTGGAGAATCATTAAACGCAAATCAGCTGGTGACATTTCAGCAATTATTGGAGTTGCAATGGCAGTAAGTAAGTTGATGCTGCCAGCACCACGCCCACAAATTATAACTTGACACTTGCTAGCAATTTGTCTAGATTGTGCTATCATTTAGGCTATGGGTATATTTTCGCGAGCAGAATCAAAGCCAACTAAGCCGTCTGTCGAAGCGCAATATGCCCCTCAAGTTCTAGGTGAGTATTCACCTTATGCAATGCCGTTTCAATATGCCTACATTGGCAGAAGCGAAGCTATCTCCGTACCAGCGTTGCAGAGATGCAGGAATCTTTTGGCTGGAACTATCGGCGCAATCCCATTAGAGCTTTACAGAAAATCAACTAACGAAGAACTTGGCTCACCGGTTTGGTTAGAGCAACCTTCATATTCACAACCACGATCTGTAACGATCGCCTGGACTGTTGATTCACTTTTATTTTATGGCCAAGCATTTTGGCAAGTTGTAGAAGTTTACAACGAAGATGGTCGCCCATCTCGCTTTGAATGGATTGCTAACCATCGCGTAACTGCGACACTTGACAGCACTAACACTTTTGTAAAGTCTTACGCAATTGATGGCACAACATTACCAATGGATGGTCTTGGAAGCTTGATCACATTCCAATCCTTAGGTGATGGCATTTTAAACACTGGCGTGTCAACTATTCGCGCAGCCATCGATGTCCAGAAGGCAGCAGCAATAGCAGCATCAACTCCAATGGCTACTGGTTACATTAAAAATACCGGTGCTGATCTAGATCCTAAAGAAGTGTCTGGATTATTAGCTGCTTGGCGCACTGCTCGCAACAATCGATCAACTGCTTACTTAACCAGCACTTTAGAATATAACCCAGTGTCATTCTCACCTAAGGACATGATGTACGGAGAAGCCATTTTTAACCTGGCTACTGAGATTGCGCGTTTATGTAACGTGCCTGCTTACTATGTATCAGCAGATCAAAATAATTCAATGACTTATGCCAATGTTCAAGATGAACGCAAGCAATTTTTGACACTATCGCTACAACCATTTATCACAGCCATTGAAGATCGTCTATCAATGGATGATATTACTGCTCGTGGCAATGTCGTTAGATTTGACATTGACAAAAACTTCTTGCGTACTGATCCATTACAAGAACTGGCAGTAATTGAAAAATTATTAACTCTTGAACTTATTACTCAAGAACAAGCAATGGAAATGACAGATCTAACACCTAACGGAAGTCAAGGTATGGAATGACCCAGATAATCACCTTCGCAGCTGAACTAACAGCAGATTCAGCCAATCGCACTATCTCAGGCAAGATTGTGCCTCTTAACATTGAAGCAGGATCTACCAACATGGGCAAAGTTATCTTTGCTTCTGGATCAATCGAGATCCCAGATCCTAAGACCATCAAACTATTAAACCAACACGATTCTAAAAAACCTTTGGGTCGTGCAGTCAGCTTCTCCGAGTCAGAGAACTCCATCGATGCTGTATTTTCTGTAAGTCGATCACAGCGCGGCACAGAAGCGTTAATCCTTGCCGAAGAAGGATTGCAATCAGGATTAAGCATCGGCGCAGAAGTTTTGAAATCAAAGATCAAGGATGGCGTGACCTATGTGTCTGCTGCTCGCCTTGTCGAAGTAAGTTTAGTAACTGAGCCAGCATTCAAGTCAGCCCAAGTTACTGATATTGCAGCAGAAGAATCTGCTGCAGTAGAAGAACCCCTACCAACAGAAAGCGAGATAGCCAACGTGGAAAATACCACTCCAGCCGTCGAAGCAACACCAGTTGAAGCACAAGCGGTCGAAGCTGCTCGCCCAACTGTCACAGCAATGGCTTACACAAAGCCACGCATTGAAATCACAGCTGCTAAGTATGCAGAAAACTCAATCCGCGCAGCACTAGGTGACGAGACAGCTCGTCAATACCTACGCGCAGCAGATGACACATCAGACAACGCTGCTTTTGTACCAACACGTCAGTTGTCAGAAATCATCAACCCACTAGGCACAACAATTCGCCCATCAATCGAAGCAATCTCTCGCGGAGTGCTACCTGATGCCGGTATGACATTCGAGATCCCAAAGATCACAACAATGCCAACAGTTGCAGAAACAGCTGAGAATGCAGCATTCAACGAGACAGATCAAGCATCATCATTCTTATCTGTAACCGTTAAGAAGTATGCTGGACAACAGACATTCTCTGTTGAACTTCTAGATCGTACTTCTCCTGCTTTCTTTGATGAGCTAGTGCGCAACATGGCAGCTGCTTACGCAAAGGCAACAGATGCAGCAGTCCACGCAGCAATCGTTACAGGCGCATCACTTGATGCAACAACAGTTGCAACATACCCAACAGCAGCAGAATTGCTAGGAATTATCTCACGCGGCGCAGCTTCTGTTTATGGCGCAACAGCAGGATTGCCTAACCCATTCGCTCGCAACCTCATTGCTAATACTTCACAATGGTCTAACTTGATGTCACTAAATGACTCAGGTCGCCCAATTTACAACGAAGTAACAAACCCAATGAACCAACCAGGCGTTTCAACTCCAACAGCTCTACGCGGTCGCGTTGCTGGTCTTGATCTATATGTAACAGCAAACGTTGCATCAACATCAGACACAGACAAAGATGGATCACTTCTAATCGTGAACCCAGATGCTTACACATGGTATGAGTCACCAACATACCGCTTACGCGCAGAATCAACAGCAGCAGGTCAAGTAACCATCGGTTACTACGGCTTCGGCGCAATCGCAACTAAGGTTGGCGCTGGCGCATTCAAGAACAACAAGGCGTAAGCCCACTAAGTCGCTGAGAGGGGGCATAGCCCTTGCCCCCTCTTGGTCTTTAGAAAGGAATTGGAATGGCACTCTGCACAGTAGCTGAACTAAAAGCAACGCTTGGCGTTGGCTCGCTGTACCCAGATGCAACAATCCAAGAAGTCTGCGATGCAGCAGATGCAGTGTTATTGCCAATGTTATGGAGTCCTACTTATTTTTCAGTAGCTCACGAAAATGTCGTTGGCTCAGGCACTCTTTATTTTAATGATCCTGTCAAAGAGATTTTTTATGTAGGTCAAACTGTAACGATTACCAATTCTGGTACTAATTACAATGGAAGCAAAGTAATTACAGCAGTTGGCGATTACTCAATTAGCATGGCTACGGCTCATGCGACTGCTCAACCTAAGCACGCTATTGCCCCTTATGGCTCAGTTGCTTCAAGAACTTACACAGACTGGACTGCTGATTCAGCAATTCAGAATGCGGCTCTCATGATAGCTGTCGAGATCTGGCAAGCAAGAACCAGCACTTTGACTGGTTCTAACTCCGTAGATTTCCAGCCCTCACCTTATCGAATGTCAGCACAGCTGCTCGCTAAGGTAAGAGGATTGATCGCACACGCGCTAGACCCTCGCTCAATGGTGGGCTAATGCCAGCATCGATCACGACCCTTCGAACTACCCTGGCAACGGCGTTAGTTGACAACTCACTTTGGCAGACTTTTGCCTTTCCACCTTCAGTTGTTCTTGCTAACTCAGTTATCGTAAGCCCGGACGATCCGTATCTTGCGCCAAGTAACAATGCGCGTAACACAGTGAGTCCGCTGGCTAATTTTAAGATTATTATTACAGTGCCTTTATTTGATAACGAAGGCAACCTTAACGGCATTGAAACTAACCTAGTTAGAGTGTTTAATTTACTAGCTGCTAGTTCCTTGACGTATAATGTAGGCAGTGTATCTGCCCCAAGTGTTCTCAACGCTGCATCAGGTGATCTGCTCAGCTGCGAGATGTCCGTATCAATCCTAACAAGTTGGAGTTAACATGTCAGACCTAACACCAGAGGATCTAGCCTTCTTGAAGAAGATTGGTCAGATCACCGACACACCAGCAAAGCCAGTAACTACTAAGAAGGAAGAAGAATAATCATGGCAATTTTTCTAAATAACAAAGTCGGTCTAAAGATTGCCACTATCAATCTTTCAGATCATGTAACTGCGTTCACACTTAACCGTCAGTCAGATCAGATCGAAGTTACTGCTATGGGCGACACAGCTCACAAGTTCGTCACCGGTCTTTCAGCAGACAGCCTCACAGTGTCATTCCTAAATGACACAGCAGCAGCAAACGTTCTAGCAACACTCCAGGCTGCTTATGGCACAACTGTTGCCTGGCAGGCAATCCAAGATTCATCAGCTGCTGTATCAGCAACTAACTTGCTTTACTCAGGAACAATCTTGGTTGACAACCTAACAGACATTAACGGCGCAGTAGCCGATGAAGGTATGCTCGATTTGACCTTCACTTGCAACAGCAAGACAGCAACTGCTTCAACTGGTACTTGGTCATAATCTAACTACTAAAGAAAAGGGCTAAAAGAATGGCAAAGCTAAAGATCACAAGGGCAGATGGCTCTGTATCTGAACATCAGATAACCCCATCGATCGAATACGCATTCGAGGTTTACGCCAAGAAGGGCTTCCACAAAGCCTTTCGTGACGATGAAAAACAGAGTGATGTGTATTGGCTGGCTTGGGAGTGTATTCGCCGCAGCGGTGAAACTGTCAAGATGTTTGGCGCGGAGTTCTTAGACACACTTCAAAAAGTGGAAGTTCTAGACGACGACCCGGAATTATAGGGCGTGACTCTTTCACTTACTTGATCGCGAGATTAAGTCTGGAGACACAGATCGCGCCTAATGACTTACTAGAACTTGATTCTAGAATGTTTAAGGCTTTATTACAGGCTATGAAAGATCGAAACAAGGAGATGAAAGATGCCAGTCGAGCTAAAGGGCGCAATCGCTCTTCGTAAGGCACTTAAAAACTTTGCACCTGATCTTGGCAAAGCAACGCAAAAAGAAATTGCTGGCCTTTTAAGACCTGTTGTTAAAAATGCTAGAGGCTTTATCCCATCTCAAGCACCTTTATCTGGGTGGGGTAAGGCTTCAACAACTGGTCGATTTCCAGAATGGTCTAGTCAAGAAGCTAGGGCAGGCATCAGTTATAGAACTACACCTAGCAAGCCAAACCGAAAAGGTTTTCGCGCTTTAGCTCGTATTCAAAACACTTCTGCTTCTGGAACTATATTTGAAACTGCTGGCCGCGTTCACCCTAACGGCCGCGAACAGGGATCAGCCTTTATTGTCCAAGCAAAGCAAAATAAGAATTATGGAAAGAACATAGTTGCTGCTGATAGAAATCAAGGCAAGAGCCGCAATCCTCAAGCTGGTTATCTATTTGTTCAAGCCATAAATCAATACGGCACTATTGTTGACGCTAACAGTCAAACAGGTGCTGGTCGCCGTTCTCGCAAGATGAGAGGCCGCGCTATCTATCGCGCATGGAAAGAAGATGGCGGCAGAACCAATGCTGCTGTAATTAAGGCAATCGAAGAAGCCAGAGCCAAGTTCTATGCTGCTATGGGGTACAAATAATGGCCGTTGATCCATCAGTATTAATTAATCTTGCTGCCGAATACACAGGCAAGCCAGCTTTCGATAAAGCCGAGAAATCTACTTTTAATCTTCAAAAGAGTGTTAAAAAACTTGCTACCACATTTGGCCTAGCATTTGGTACAACAGCAGTTGTTAATTTTAGCAAGCAAGCGGTCAAGGCTTTTGCTCAAGATGAAGCGGCAGCAATTCGTCTTAACAGAGCAGTGGAAAACTTAGGCATTGGATTTGCTAATCCTGCTATTACCAAATACATTGCCGAACTTGAAAGATCAGCCGCAATCGCTGACGATATTCTTCGCCCGGCATTTCAGGGGCTATTAACCACCACTGGCTCATTAACTAAATCACAAGAGTTACTAAACAATGCGATCACTATTAGCCGCGCTTCTGGCATTGATCTGGCCACAGTCTCGCAGGATCTTGCCAATGGTTATGTAGGGATTACTAAAGGCTTGAAGAAATACAACACTGGCCTTACAACTGCTGAATTAAGTTCTAAGTCTTTTGCTGAGGTTCTAGGTGTATTGCTTACCCGTTCAGCTGGGTCTGCCACAGATTACCTTGACACCACTCAATTTAAGATGGATGCCTTAACCATCGCAACAGGCAACGCCTCAGAGATTATTGGTGGTGGCCTAGTTAATGCTTTTGCTCGTATCGGTGGTGGCACTGAGGCCAGCGATGCTGCCAAGGCTATTGAAGATATTGCTACTGCTGTTGCCTTTACTACTGAAAAGATCGGTGGCCTAATAGGTGTAATCCCTATGCTGCTAGAGAATCTTAAGAATCTACCTAAAGATATCTTTGGCGGATTTGCCGGTGCGGCCGCTGGCAGAAAGATAACTCCTAACCCAGTTGCTACTCCTAAAAAGACACCTGTACAAATAAGCCAAGAACAACAAGCTAAGGCACTAGCCAAATTAGAAGCCGATGCCATTAAACGTCAAAAAGCAATTTTGGCTTTACAGAAGAAGCAAACTGACGCATCAAAGAAAGCGGCTGCTGATCAAGCTAAACTAACTAAGGCTCAATCAATCTTTGACCTAGACAAGATCCAGATTGAAGCTGCGCTAAAGGGCAAGGTCTCAGCCGATGAGAAGTTACGCCTAGAGTTACAGCGCGCGATTCTTAATGAAGATTTTAAGTTAGCAGAAAATTTACAAAAGAGACTAGAAGCTTCACAGCGAGCCACAGCAGCCCTTCAAGGGCAGATTAGTGCTATCAAGCCACCAGTTAATCCTTTTGCTGAAACCTTAACAACCCTTGAATTAATTGCTGAACTTCTTGGCAAAGTGAGCGGTGCGACTGTTCGTAAGCCAGGCGGCGGCATACTTGCTTTAGAACCTGATGATCTTGCGCCTTTAGTTACAGCCCCTAAAGTAATTCCTAAACCTGTAACTCCAGAGCCAGTGCCAGTTGTAGTGATTCCGAGCCCAACCCCAACACCAAGCACAAATAACCCTTTTGCTGGTCTTGGCGGCGATATGAGTTTTAATCGACCATTCTCAGTGCCAGGTTATTCTTACACTCCATCAGCAGCACCAGATGTAACTGTAAACGTCACTGTTACTGGATCTGTCATAGCCCAACAAGATCTTGTAAAAGTTGTCAACGATGCGGTTGTGGAAGCCAATACTCAAGGCCTAAGCACTGTTCGCCCAGGTGGACTTGGCTTTAGGGTTGATGAAGGATGACAGTTCCAGTAATTAACGCCATCATTAACTTTTCAACAGGTGCTGGCTTTGCCTCGCCTATGATTCTTGATTCTGGTGTTTTGGATGTTAATGCTCTAGCTGATACCACAGCTGTGACAGTCGATGTTTCTAACCAGGTTGATTCGATTAAAACTAATCGCGGCCGCACAGCTCTATCTGACATATTTCAGACTGGCACAATGAGCCTGCGGATCATCGATCAGAATGGCGATTTTAACCCGATGAACCCAGCAAGTCCTTATTACAACTTGCTGACTCCTATGCGCAAGGTAACCATTACTGCTTCTTATGAGGGAACTACTTACCCAATTTTTGCTGGCTATATAACTTCTTATAACACAACTACTCCTAAAGATGTCGGTGAGATCGTTTATACTGAGATCCAAGCAGTTGATGGATTTAGACTATTTCAAAATGCCCAGATCACTACTGTTGCTTCTGCTACGGCTGGTCAAACTACTGGCACTCGCATTGGCAAGATCCTAGACTCAGTCGGCTGGCCTGTTGGCATGCGTGACATTGATACCGGTCAAACCACAGTTCAAGCAGACCCAGGCACTCTTCGCACTTCCCTTGGGGCAATGCAGTTAATCACCAGCACTGAATATGGTTCTTTGTACATGGATGCCCTTGGCAATGTGGTTTTTCAAGATCGCGCGCTTACATCATCAAGCGTGGCTGGCACACCAGTAGTTTTTAATGACAATGGCACTGGGATTTCTTATAACAATGCCCTTTGGAAGCTAGACGATACCCTGGTATTTAACAAGGCAACAATTACCCGGACTGGTGGCACTCCACAGGTTGCTTTCAATCAAGCTTCTATTGACAAATATTTTCTTCACTCTTATCAAGAGCAGAACCTACTTATGGAAACCGATGCGGAAGCCTTAGACAATGCCCGAGCATTTGTTGCTTCTCGCCAAGAGACATCTATCCGATGCGATGCTGTAACACTCGACCTCTACACTAATAACTATGATGCTGGCATTCTTGCCGCCTTGGATCTTGACTTTTTTGATCCAGTGACAATCACAACCACACAACCAGGATCATCGACCCTAACTAAGACTTTGCAGGTGTTTGGCATATCTCATGACGTTAGGCCAAATAACTGGAAAACTGTTCTCACCACGCTTGAACCTATATTGGATTCCTTTATACTAGGATCATCACAATATGGTGTTTTAGGCACTAACACGCTTTCATACTAAGGAGATAAGACAATGGCCGTAGGCTTTCCAGCAAAAACTGACTTTGCCACCGGTGAAGTTTTAACTGCTACTAATATGAACGACATAACAGGTACTTTAAACCTGGTAAGTCCATCTACAGGTTACAGATTAAAAGAAACTATTATTTACACTTCAAATGGCACATTTACAAAAGCATCTTATCCAAACGCAACAGCAATTATTGTTCAATGCGTTGGCGGCGGTGGAAGTGGCGGTACTGCGGCGATCACTGGCGCAGGTCAAGTGTCATGTGGTATGCCTGGCGGTGGCGGTGCTTACGCTAAATCATTAATTCTTTTATCAGCTTTAGGCGCAAGTGAAACTGTAACTGTTGGTGCGGGCGGTTCTGGTGGTTCTGGTGGCAACTCATCATTAGGGTCTTTGGTTATAGCAGTTGGTGGAATTGGTGGAACTAATGGTAACGCCAATTCTGTGCCTACAAATGGAGATTCAACTACTCTAGGTGGGCAAGCCAGTGCTTGTACTGGCGATCTCAAGATTAGTGGTTCTAACTCAACTGCCGCTTGCCAAGTAAATGCGTCTTTTCCTTTGCGACCAATGCCCGGCAATTCCCAATTATCAGGTGTTTTTGGTGGCGGTGACATTGTTGCTATCAACGGAGTAAATGGTGTTGCGGGTGTTGGTTTTGGCAATGGTGGAGTTCCTGGGATTAACCCACAAGGACAAGTTACAGCAAGAACTGGCGCAAATGGTGCTTCTGGAATTGTAATCGTGGAGGTTTTATCATAATGATTAAAAGATACGCAGAAATAGAAAATGATTTAATTGTAAATGTTAGCGTATGGGATGGTGAAACCATATGGGAAACAGGCAAAGAAATTATCGAACTACCAGATGATTCTGCAATGGGAATTGGCTGGCAAAGAATTAAAGGAGTTTGGCAAGAACCTGAAATTGATCCAGCAATTATTGCTTTACAAAAAGCAATTGCTGGAGTTAAACAACTAGAAGTCAATGAAGCCAAGACTAAGTAAGTCAGCGATTCAGCTTCGTGAACAGATCGACGACACCTTCGGAGATCGAGATCGAACTTCTGATGGTTGGATCGGCGACACTCGACACAGCGCGCGCCCTTCAGATCACAATCCTGATGTTAACGGCTGGGTACGTGCCATCGATGTCGATCGAGATCTTGCAGGCAAGGCTAAACCTGACCTCATGCCAGATCTTGCGGATCAGATACGTATCTTTGCGAAGTCTGATAAATCAAAGCGAATCAGCTACATCATCTTTGACGGCAAAATTGCCAGTTCAAAACTTGCTTGGAAATGGCGCAAGTACACAGGCATCAACAAACATAATCACCACTGCCATATCTCGTTTACGCAGGCAGCTGACCTTAATGGTGAGTTTCTTCAAATACCTATGATCGGGGGATCAGCATGAAAGATCTACAAAACGCAGCAGCATCTTGGGGCAGAGCATTCTTAGTTGCAATCATTTCAATGTACGCAGCTGGGGTTACTGAACCAAAGGCATTAATTGCTGCTGGTTTAGCATCTATCATTCCACCGGTCTTGCGATACTTAGATCCTAAAGATGAACTTGGAAGAAAATGACACAGGCCGAGTTCTTTCAGCTCTATATTGCCACTCTTGTGACAATCGGTGGATTGGCTGGTTATGTGATCACACACTTACTCAGCGAGATCAAGCGACTTAACACACGAGTCGATGAGATTTACAACATACTTCTTGAACGCTAAACTTTAGTCATGGCCCCACGCAAAGCGAAAGCCCTTGAAGATCAGGGTTACACTCCACTAGAGGCTTACTGTATTGGCCTTAATGAGTATTACAAAGCTTTGCGTAAGGCTGGCTTTCCAGTTGACATATGCCTATCGATGATCATGGATCCATTTTCATATCCTGAGTGGATTCTGCCTAAACGCATCAATGATAATCCCAGCACAATGCCGGACTTTTATCCTGACGATGATGAGGATTGATGAAAAGAACCATCGTAGTTCCAGACTTACAAGTTCCATACCACGATGAAGTAGCAGTTAAAAATGTTTCGAGTTTTATTAAGGCGATTCGGCCCGATGCTGTCGTTACACTTGGAGATGAAATCGATCTCCCACAAATCAGCCGTTGGACAGAAAACAAGCCAGGCTGGTACGAGCAAACACTAGCTGCTGATCGAGACATAACGGTCGATGTCTTATGGGAATTGACCCAGCATGCCAAAGAAGCTCACATGATCAGGTCAAACCATACTGATCGACTTTACAACGTGATCATGAATAAGATCCCAGCATTCTTATCATTACCAGAGTTGCGCTTTGAAAAGTTTATGAAGCTTGATGAACTGGGAATCTCTTATCATAAGAAGCCATTTCCCATTGCTAAAGGCTATGTGGCAGTTCATGGAGATGAACAGGCAATTAAACCCACTCCTGGCCTCACAGCCCTAGAAGCAGCCCGTAGGCATGGGTTAAGCGTGATCTGTGGACACACTCATAGGGCAGGTCAATCGGCCTTTACAGAGGCCTCAGGGGGCAAATTAGGGCGTATCCTGCGTGGCTTTGAAGGTGGTCACTTAATGGACATTCGCAAGGCTGCCTACACTAAGGGCACAATGAACTGGCAGCAGGCATTCTTGATCCTAGAAGAAGATGCCAAGGGTGTTCAGGTATCGATCATTCACATAGAAAAGGACGGAACTTTTGCCGTTAACGGTCGCAGGTATGGACGATCTAGATAATCCGCTTAGGCGAGACATTGATAACCACATGGATGATGCAGAATTGTTACCATTTCGTTATCAAAAGGTGCTTGATTAGTCTGCCATAGCCTGTACATTCGCCTTATCAGTGAGACTCACTGAAGTAAAGGGGCTAAGAAATGAATCTTGATTTATATCTAACGCTGGTGATGGCAGCGTTTTTAGCAGTAGGTGTCGCAGCTGGTTATGCGCATGGTTACAAGCAGGGCAAAGATGAAGGATATGCACTGGGTCGCTCAGTTGCCCGACACACATTCTGGTCAGAGTGAAAGCCCGTGACATTCTCGATGAAGCTAAACAACTCCTCATCGACAGAGGAAGTGAGTATGGCGACTCAACTCTCAATCACATTCGAATCGCAAGACTCTGGAGTGTGTATCTTGACAAAAACATCGAGCCTCACGAAGTCGCAGTATGTCTCATCCTCACCAAAATCTCGCGAACTCAAACAACGCCAAACCACGCGGACAGTTACGCAGACATCTGTTCGTACGCTGCAATCGCTGGCCAGATTACATCAACTGATTGGAATGACCTTGACAGTTACTAAAGCAAAACCCGGTCAATGGTGTGATTACTGCAAAATGCGTTGGGGTCAAGATCACCCAAATGGCAAAGGTAAAACATTAGCTGTATGGACTGTGGTAAGTCAGCATGCTAAGTCTAAAGGAATCAACCGACATTATTGCCAGCCTTGCGCTGTCTGGGTGTCAATATGGCCAGATGGATCTCACTGGCCTTTAACCGAGCAAGCCGAGTTTCTAGTAAAGCAAGAGGAGATCAATCATGGCGTTTAACCTAGCTGATTATGAGACAGTCGAGAGCCGACTGGAAAAGTTTTGGAAGGAGTTTCCCGATGGACGGGTATCAACTGAATTGGAAGTTTGTGAAGCTCATCGATATGTTGTTAAAGCCTATCTCTACCGCACTTATCTCGACCAAGTCGCATACTCGACTGGCTTTGCTGAAGAGAAGGATGCTGATCGCGGCGTTAATGCCACTAGTGCGCTTGAAAACTGCGAGACTAGTGCGATCGGCAGAGCACTTGCGAATGCAGGTTTTGCTACTAAAGGCAGACGGCCTTCCAGAGAAGAAATGGTCAAAGTACAGTTGGCAGGACGAAGCGGAGTTGCGCAACCTGAAAAACCAATCTTAAAAGAGAAGTTTCCAGAGCCAGTAAAAGATGCCTGGACGATTGCCGATCCGAAAGATGAACTGAACACGATTCCAGTCGTGGCTGCGCCATCAATGGGCGAAGCAATGAACTTACTAGCTGATGAACTTAATGCCAAAGAAGTACCGCAAGCACCGAAGTGCCAGCATGGATCGATGATTCATAAGACTGGCGTATCCAGCAAGACAGGCAAGCCGTATGAAGGATATACCTGTTCGGCTAAGAATCGGGCAGAACAATGCCCACCGATCTGGTTATAACAAATGGCTTCCCAGCATCGTAAGCACAGGGGTTACCGCACTCAGAAGTGCGTCGCTGAGTACCTTAAAACGTGGTTCCCCTATGCGGACAGTGCTGGGGCAGGCAGACAAGGCAGTGATGTCACAGGTGTCCCGTTCGACATCGAAGTGAAAGCACGATCTGCCTTTCAGCCGAAGGAGTGGCTGGATCAGACACGAAAGCGGGCAGATGGGAAGCTGTCTATAGTCGTGATGCGATTCAACGGGCAGGGCGAAGATGCTGGGGAGTACGGCGCAATGCTTAGATTCTCAGATCTGGTTCAGCTACTCAATAAAGTCGATTATGCAGAATGGTTTCAAGAGCCAAGCCGTTGCCAAGGCTGTGGCAGCTGGTTGATTGCAGATTACAAATACTGCACTAAATGTAAGGATCACAATGCCTCGTTATGATTATGAATGCATCGTTTGTGGACAAACACAAGAACTAGAACACTCAATGAGCGCAGCTGCTAACCCGGTGCTTCATTGCTCAACACCAATGATCAGAGTGTTTACGGCAACGCCAACGATCTTCAAAGGTACTGGCTGGGGAAAGGATAAGTAATGTCGATTCATTACAAGGAAAGCGAAAACACAGTCTTGATGATGTGCTGTAACGAAGTCATGTTCGAGCACAGCTGTGCCTACTGCTATGAGCCAATGGGTTGCTATTACTGTGCTTTCAATCTCAATGAACGTCATGATTGTATGCAGGATTAAGAGCCTTTGACCTGCGGTTATAGAAAAGAGTTGACATGGATTTGACAGAGGCAGTACGCTATAAATCGCTAGCGAGCGCGTGTGCGCGGTTGCTCGCGACCGCGATGTTAGCTATCGGGGGAGTTCTATTCATAAATGAATCACCTATAACTGAGACTGCTAAAGCAGTCGAAGTAAAAAAGATTAAACCCTTTGATATAAAGGCATATATTAAAAGCCAGTTAACATTAGTTACCTATGAATGTTTGAATACACTGGCAATAAAAGAGAGCAATTGGAACTTTAAAGCTAAGAATGGCAGTCATCATGGATTCCTTCAAGGTAGGTCTGAATGGTTAGCCACTGCTAATCCAGAGCAGCAATATGATTGGGCTAGTAGGTATGTTGCTCATCGCTATGGTGTAACAGAGTATGATGAGCCAGACTTCTGCGCAGCATTAGATCATTGGAAGGCTAAGGGATGGCACTAGATAAGTTAAACACTAGACGTTACCGCAGTCAGCGTGACCGGGTCTTTGCTCGTGATGGAAGAATATGTCAGATCTGTGGTACAGATGAAGGTGAGATGCACATCGATCACATAATTAGTCGTAAGTCTGGGGGCGATCATAGCCTCGACAACTTAAGAGTGCTCTGTAAGTCATGCAACTTACGCAAGGGTGCTATGGAAGATGGGGTTTTTTTAGGTAAGACGGCTAC